AGAACAACCAAAATACCTAACAATTAAATTAGACGAGAGTAAACAAAAAGTATATGGACTTGAACGAATTAACTTTACTAAACACATATACATTGTTGAAGGTCCTATAGACAGTTTGTTTATAGATAATTGTTTAGCGGCTGCTGGTGCCGATTTATTTTTAAATAAAAAAGTGAAACCAGAAAATGTGACATATATTTTTGATAATGAACCAAGAAATAAAGAAATAATAAAACGTATGTATAAAGTGATAGAAAAAGATTTTAATGTTGTAATATGGCCAGATGATGTACAACTAAAAGATGTAAATGATTTAATTATTTCTGGCATGAAACAAAGTGAAGTAGCCGACATTATAAGTAGTAACACTTACTCTAAGTTAAGTGCGTTGACAAAATTAAGTTATTGGAAAAAAGTTAAGGGGGATTAATGGTAACTAACGAAACGATACAAGTAAATAAACGAGGAACTAGAGGAAAAGAACCTCTTAACATTGAAAAGATACACGAAATGGTCGAGTATGCTTGTGAAGATATAAAAGGTGTATCATCATCACAAGTAGAAATGAATAGTGGATTACAATTTTATGATGGCATATCAACAGATGAAATTCAACAAATCTTAATTAAGTCAGCAGCTGATTTAATATCATTAGAAACTCCTAACTATCAGTTTGTTGCTGCTAGATTATTATTATTCAGTTTAAGAAAACAAGTTATAGACAAACTTTGGGATCACCCACACATTTATAAACACGTAATTGCTGGTGTAGAAAAAGGTGTTTATGATAAAGAAATTTTAAATCAATATGATAAAAAAGATTTTGATAGAATGGAATTGTGGATAGACCACGATAGAGATTATACTTTTACATACGCTGGTCTAAGACAAGTTATAGACAAATACTTAGTACAAGATAGAAGCAACAATCAAGTCTTTGAAACTCCACAATTTATGTATATGTTAATTGCTGCTACTATCTTTGCTAATTACCCAAAGAATAAAAGGATGAGTTATGTTAAAAAATATTATGATGCTATATCACAATTCAAAATTAATATTCCAACGCCTGTTATGGCTGGTGTCCGTACCCCTCTTAAGCAGTATGCTAGTTGTGTCCTTGTTGACATTGACGATACTTTACCTAGTATCTTTAGTGGTGATATGGCTATTGGGCGTTATGTTGCCCAAAGGGCTGGTATCGGAATTAATGCCGGAAGAATCCGAGGTATCAACTCACGTATTAGAGGCGGTGAGGTACAACATACGGGTGTTATACCTTTTCTTAAAAAATTTGAAGCCACTGTTAAGTGTTGTACACAAAACGGAGTACGAGGCGGATCAGCAACAGTACACTTCCCAATTTGGCACCAAGAAATAGAAGACATCATTGTTCTTAAAAATAATAAAGGCAGTGAAGATAATAGAGTTAGAAAATTAGATTACTCAATTCAATTATCAAAACTATTTTATGAACGTTTTATAAATGATGAAGACATCACTTTATTTTCTCCACACGAAGTGCCTGAATTATATGAGGCGTGGGGAACACCAGAGTTTGATGAATTGTATTTAACTGCTGAAAGAAAAACAAGTGTAAATAAAAAGAAGATTAATGCTCAGGAATTATTCTTTGACATCTTAAAAGAAAGAGCTGAAACAGGTCGTATTTACATAATGAATATTGACCACTGTAATACTCACTCATCATTTAAAGATAGAGTAACAATGTCAAATCTATGCCAAGAGATTACTTTACCAACTGTACCTATTCAACACATTGATGGTGATGGCGAAATTGCGTTATGTATTCTATCTGCTATCAATGTTGGTAAAATTACATACTTAGATGACTTAGAAGGTCTATGTGATTTATCAGTACGTGCTTTAGATGAACTAATTGAACATCAACAATATCCTGTAAAGGCAGCCGAAATATCTACAAAGGCAAGAAGAAGTTTAGGTATTGGTTATATTGGTTTAGCACATTATCTTGCTAGACAAAAAGTTTCCTATGAAGATAAACAAGCCTGGAAAGAAGTAGATGAACTTACTGAAAACTTCCAGTATTATCTTTTAAAAGCTAGTAATGAACTTGCTAAAGAAAAAGGCAAATGTGATTACTTTGATAGGACAAAATATTCAGATGGTATCTTACCGATAGATACTTACAAGAAAGAGGTAGATGAGATTGTAAATCGTAAACTATCTATGCCTTGGGAGAAACTACGTAAAGATATAAAGGAATTTGGGCTCCGACATAGCACACTCTCAGCTCAAATGCCTTCTGAAAGCTCTAGTGTGGTTTCTAATGCCACTAACGGCATTGAACCACCTAGGGACTATTTAAGTATTAAGAAATCAAAGAAAGGTCCATTGAAACAAGTCGTACCTCAATACTCTACTTTAAAAAGTAATTACACTTTATTGTGGGATATGAAGTCAATGGAAGGATATATAAATGTAGTATCTGTTATACAAAAGTATTTTGACCAAGCTATTAGTGGTAACTGGTCATACAATCCTGAACATTTTGAAGATGGACAAGTGCCAATATCAGTAATGGCACAAGACTTATTGTCATCATATAAATTGGGTTGGAAGACTTCGTATTATCAGAATACATACGACAGTAAAAAAGATATTGATGAACCAACACATCCTGTTGGATTTAATGATAATGTACCAGAGGAAGAAACAAAACCACAAGAATTAGACGAAGAAAATTGTGATTCTTGTACAATTTAGAGGAGAGAACATATGGCGTTTTTAGTCACTAATGTTCCTCATACAGATGTTTATGTGAAGAAAGAATATTTGTATGACTTACAAAAGGGTCACGGTGAGTTTGTTGAAGGTGTATGGGTAACAGCAAAGAGTATTCAAGGTAGAGCATTATACTTTGAAACATATTTACCAGAATATGGTGCTTTATTTGATAAGTTACCTATTTCTGCTTTTGTATGGAAGAAAGATATAAAAGAAGACATACCATTAACAGAATTACAGTTATGGGATTGTTTTAGTTATGATATTAGTATATGTGAAAAACAAATGATGTCAGGCAACAAATGTAAGTATTTGTCGCCAGGTAAAAAATGGTATCACGGTTGGTATATGTACACACTAGACAATGCTAACAGTACAAATTTAGAAAGAAATGTAACTTATAGTGAAATACCATCACAACATAAGTCATTTAATATATTGAAATTAGAGAACGGCTATTTTGCCGCTCAACCTAATAATAGAGTAATATTCTATGATAAGTCTTTAACTCCAAGTCAATTGAAGTTTCCAGACTTTAAAGTGTCCACCGTAGAATATTCTGTAGAAAGTGAACTAAAGTGGACTGCTGGGGATGACGATAATTATTTTTATGAATTAAAGGAAGGCGAATACTAATGGCAAAAAGCGTATTTAATAAAGACAAGAACTTAGACGCCACAAAACAATTAATGTTTTTTGGTCCAGATTTAGCAGTACAAAGATATGACAATATGAAATATCCTATCTTTGATAAACTAAATCAACAACAATTAGGTTATTTTTGGAGACCTGAAGAAGTTTCATTACAAAAAGATAGAAACGACTATCAAACTTTATCAGAGCAACAAAAGTTTATCTTTACATCTAATCTAAAATATCAAACTATGTTAGATAGTGTACAAGGTAGAGGTCCTTGTTTAGCGTTTTTACCATTTTGTTCTTTACCAGAATTAGAAGGTTGTATTGTCACTTGGGATTTTATTGAAACAATCCATAGTAGAAGTTATACTTACATCATTAAAAATTTATATTCTGATCCGTCTGAAGTTTTTGATACAATTATACAAGACGATAAAATTGAAAGAAGAGCAAAAACTATTACAGAAACTTATGATGAGATGATTAATTATGGTTATCAATGGGCACTTGATAATAAAAAAGTTGATATGTATGAGTTAAAAAAGAAACTGTATAGAACTATGGTGACAGTAAACATACTTGAAGGTTTACGTTTCTATGTATCTTTTGCTTGTTCGTTTGCCTTTGGTGAACTAAAACTATTAGAAGGTTCAGCAAAAATTATATCATTTATTGCTAGAGATGAAAGTCAACACTTGGCGATGTCACAAACAATTATTAACAATTGGCGTGATAGAGAAGGCGATAAAGAGATGTTAAAAGTGATGAAAGATTGTGAACAAGAAGTTTATACAATGTATGATGAAGCCTTACAAGAAGAAAAACGTTGGGCAACATATTTGTTTAGTAAAGGTTCTATGATTGGTTTATCAGAAAAACTTTTACATCAATTCGTAGAGTATATGGCGAATAGAAGAATGAAAGCCATTGGCTTAGAACCAAAGTATGAACAAAAGACAAACCCATTACCTTGGGTAGATCACTGGTTAAATAGTCGTTCTTTACAAAACGCACCACAAGAAACAGAAATAGAAAGTTATGTTATTGGCGGTGTTAAACAAGATGTAAAGAAAGATCAATTTAAGAAATTTAAATTATAATGATAGAGAAAAGACAAAAAACCTGTTCTAGTTGTGAAACTAAATATACAGTAGAATGGGATATAGAAATACAGGATTTAGAACCTTTAACTTGTCCATTCTGTGGACACGAAGTAGAGGAACTAGATGACGAAATATGGACAAACGAACCCGAAGACGATAGTTGGAATTGATTATAGTTTAACAAGTCCTGCCGTTTGTATTAATAATGAAGGTGAATATATGTTTTATTATTTGACAAATAAGAAAAAATACATAGGTCAAATGGCAAAAAATATTATTGGTTATGAACACCAAGAGTATGATACGCCTATTCGTAGATTTAGTCAAATATCAGATTGGGCAATCAATACATTTAATAGATTAAATTATGATTTAAAAAACTTAAAAGTTTTTATTGAAGGTTATTCTTTTGGTTCTAAAGGTCAAGCAGTATTTCAAATAGCAGAAAACTGTGGTATTTTAAAATACAGATTACAACAATTAAACATACAATACGACACAGTTGTACCTAGTGTAGTTAAAAAAGGTGCTACTGGTAAAGGTAATGCTGATAAAGATATGATGTACGAATCATTTTTGAAAGAAACAAAAATTGACTTGAAGAAAATATTTGATACTGATAAAGTCGGCAATCCAGTATCAGATATAGCAGATAGTTATTTTATACAGAAAGTTGGTTATGAAAATATTAAAGGCACAAAAAAGTCTACCTGATTTTACACTTCAATACTTTGACGTAAAATCTCTACGAACTATTCCACCTGATAATTGGTTACAAAAACGTTCAGACGAATTTGGTTATGGTGAAAGTTTTGAAAAGCACGGTATGATTTGGCCGATAGCTGTAACCGATCATAGAGAGAAGTGGGTACAAGATAGAATACTTCCTAAAAATCCTCATCACAAAGATAAAGACGGCAAATTAATACCAGGTTACTATGTCCATATAGGCAATAAACGTGTATTATGGGCTAAAGAAAATGGTTATGACAAGATAGAAGGATATTATTTTTCTTCAAAAGAAGACAAAAGAAAGATACATAGTTTACAACATATAGAACATACGGAGATACCTAAATGAAAGACTTAAAAGGTTGGTTTATACCTGATTGGGACAATCATTATGAACCTATGATGAGAGAGTATAATGGTAAGTGGGAATATCAAAAAGAACAAAGAGATTATGCTTTATCATTTGTTAAAAATTATAATTTAGCACTAGACATTGGAGGAAACGTAGGTTTCTGGTCAGTTGATTTGTGCAATAAATTTAAAAATGTTTGGGCGTTTGAACCACATCCAGACAATATAGAGTGTTATAGAAAGAATTTATCTAATCATAACAATTTTCAATTAGAAGAAATTGCTTTATCAAATAAAGAACAAGAAAATGCTGTTTTATTTTCTAGTCCAGATGAATGTGGTAACGTGAGTTTAAATGCTCACGGTGTACAAACAGGTAATAGTTTAAGAACACTTGAAGAAACACAACTGAATAAAACATATACAGATGTAAAAAAATTAGATAGTTACTTAGAACAATTTAAAAACACAAACATAGATTTTATAAAAGTAGATTGCCAAGAACACGAAAGAGAAATTGTAGAAGGTGGTTTAGAACTGATTAAACAACATGATACCGTTTTATGTTTAGAACTACCAAGAAGAAACAATGATGAAAAACAATACCACGATAAACTTGTTGATTTATTATCATCTATAGGTTATAGAAGACGTGGTAATTTAAGAAAAGAAACTTTATTTACAAGATGAACGTAGCCGTTGTCACTACATTAAACAAGAAGTTATATAATCAGTATGGACATAAATTTTTTAGTACGTATAATTGGCCATTTGACTTACACGTTTATAGTGAGAACTTATTAGAAATACCTAACACTAATCAAATTGTAAAAAGTATATTTGATGAAATACCAGAGTGTCAACAGTTTGTAGAAAGAAACAAAACAAAACCTGTTGCTGATACAGGTGACGGTTATTTACAAGATGCTGTTAGATTTTGTTATAAAATATATTCTTATACAGATATGATAATAAACAATGAAGATTATGATGGTTTAATAGGCATAGATGCTGATAGTGTATTTTATAATCCTATTGATGTAGATTGGATTAAAAAATATATTCATAAAGATGAATGTATGATGAGTTATTTAGGACGTGGTAAACATTATAGTGAATGTGGTTTTTTATATTGGAATTTAAAACATAAAGATACAAAAGATTATGCTAAGTTTATGAAATCTTTATATTCTACAGATCAAGTTTATAAACTGTTAGAAAAACATGATAGCTTTGTTTGGGATTATGCTAGAAAAAGATTTGAAGAAGAAAGAGGTACAATGAACAATGATATAGGTGACGGCAGACCAGGTCACGTACAAGCTAGGTCTATATTAGGAACTATCTACGATCACATAAAAGGTCCAAGTAGAAAGAAAACACTTAAAAGTCCAGAATCGAGGTTATAATGATTTCAATTTTTATAGGGTATGATAGTAAAGAAAAAGTAGCATTTAATGTACTGAGTTATAGTATATTAAAGAACTCAACTAAACCTGTAGCAATTACACCAATCTATTTAAACAATATAAAAGATGATTTTGTTAGAGAGAGAAACAATCTCTCATCAACTGAATTTTCTTTTAGTCGATTTATTATTCCCCACCTTTGTAATTATCAAGGTTGGGCATTGTTTATGGATTGCGATATGTTAATGGAAGCTGATATTGCTGAACTATGGCGATTGAGAGATGATAGATATGCCGTACAGGTATGTAAACACGATTATACACCTAAAAATCAAACAAAATTTCTAAATCAAGTACAGACAGTTTATCCTAAAAAGAACTGGTCTAGTTTTATGTTAATGAACTGTAAGAAGTGTACAACATTAACACCAGATTATGTAAACAAAGCCACAGGTTTAGAATTACATCAATTTAAATGGTTAGAAAGCGAAGACTTAATAGGTTCTTTACCACTAGAATGGAACTGGTTAGCAGGTGAATATGATTATAAAGAAGATATAAAGAATGTTCACTATACTGAAGGTGGTCCTTATTTTGAGGCATATTCTAATACTGATTACTCACAGAATTGGTTTAATTACTATACGGAGTGTTTTAAGATAGAACTTAAATAATGATTATAGGATTTGGTACAAGACATACTTACGATAGAATTGTAGAGCCGTTTGTAAAATCAGATAATGGTACATTTTATCCAAGATTTGGTGATATGGTACAACCTAAAGAAAAAACAGTATGGAAATCATTTGATAGAGATAAATGGTTAAAAGAAAAAACACCTGCTGCTATTATGGGTTGTACAAGAGGCACAGAATACATTGTATGGGATTGTAAAAAAAATAATATACCATACTATTACTTCGATCACGCTTATATTCACAAAGCATCAGGACACAGAATTAATCCTGTAGTTAAAACTAGAATTTATCGTATTACAAAAAATGCTGAAAATTATAATAAACTTATAAACTGGAGAAAAGACAGTGAATTGAGTGAACGTGTTTATAAAATTTTTAGACAACAAAAACCAGATATTGATATTAATTATTATAGAAGACATAACGGTAAAAATATAGTTGTTTTACCACCAACGGAAGCTATGTGTAATTTATATCACTATGGCTCAACAGATGATTGGGTTGAAAAAACAATAAGTGAAATTAAAAAACACACAGATAGAAATATTATAGTAAAAAGAAAAGACGATTATAATAAATCACTTCACACATTATTTAGAAATGCCTTTTGTTTAGTATCATCACAAACAACAGCAGTTATAGAGGCAATACTCAAAGGTGTTCCTTCTTTTTGTGAAAACATATCAGCTGCTTTACCTATATCAAAGACAGATTTATCTCAAATAGAAACACCTCATTATCCTACAAATGAAGAATTAGAAGATTGGTATGGTAGTTTATTAAGTTGTCAATATACCATACAAGAAATACATAGTGGGGAAGCAAAAAGGATTATAGATAGAATACAATGATTATTACACATAAACTATCCTGGGGTGATTGTTTATCACATCAAATCTTTCCTGCCATAGAAAAAGGTTGGCAAGATGAAGATAGACCTATACACTTTTTTTGGGGATTAGGTGGTAACAATACAAAAGAAATTCAACAGTGTATAGAAAAAGAAGAAGAATGGTGGATGATTGATGTTGGTTATTTTACAGAACAGATTGTTAGATACCCTATACCTAAAATAAAAGATTATGATAAAACATATTTTAGAATAGTTAAAGGCGGATTACATACACGAAATGGTAGAGTTGGTAACGGCAAAAGATTAAATGATTTAAAAAACAAAGGCATAGACGTGGAGTTTAAAGGTTGGTATACAGGTGAAACAAAACACATATTAGTGGCACCATCATCTCAAACAGTGACATTTAATATTAATGGTATTAACCAAGATCAGTGGATTTATATGGTGACTGAGGAACTAAAAAAATGGACTGATAGAGAAATAAGAGTTAGAAATAAACCAAGACCAGGTAATAAATGGTGGAATACAGATATAAAAGACGACTTAAAAGATTGCCACGCTTTAGTTACAAATATGTCATTATCTGCTATAGATGCTATTATGAATAGAGTACCAGCATTTACACACGGTAAAAATGTAACAACACAAGTTACTTCACGTGATATAACAAAGATAGATAAGCCATTACGACCAGGTAGAAAAACAATGGAAGAATGGTTAAAGTATGTTGTAGAAAATCAGTTTACTATCGAAGAAATGGAAAACGGTACGGCATTTAAAACCTTATTAGAACAAAAGAAAAAATGATTACATACTTTTTAAGAGATCATAAAGTCGGTTTTAAACTAGCAAAAAAATCATCTAAAGTTATTAATAAACATTTGCCTGATATAAAACTAATTACATTTTATAAGTTTTATTATAATAAGATAAAGAATGATACTACAAATAAATATGTTATTTTTATTAGAAATCCTAAAGAGATAATTGTAAGTGGATATTTGTATCATAAAGTTTGTAAAGAACATTGGACTAGAGATTCTGGTGTATATTATTATGATGATTACTTAGATATTATACCGACAGAACATAAAAATTTAATAGACAAAACTAAAAAGTTTACAACAAATAAATCATATCAACAAGTTTTAAATGAACTATCACAAGAAGAAGGTTTAAAGTTTGAATTAAAAAATGTAGGTGATTTAACTCTTTCAGGTTTAAATGACATCTTAGACTTAAATCAACCTAATGTACATTTTATAGATATGATTGATTATCAATTTAAATTTGAAAAGACATTTAAAAGATTATTTAAATTTTTAAAATTAGATGATAGTTATTTTGAACAACTAAAAGCCAGATTAGAAATAAAAACTCTTTTAACAAATGTAAACAATTTTAAGAAAAGTATAAAACATATAACTAATAAAGATTTAGATCCTAACAGATATAAAAAGTATTGGTTTGATGAATTAGATACTTTAATTAATAATAAGTATCCTAACCTAATGAAAAAGTATGAAGATAAGATATTATAAAGATATAGACGGTTGGCGTTGGACAGGTTTTATATTAGCGATGATAAGTGCTTTTATCTTATCAAATGCGAATGTAGAAACACAATGGCTCGGTTGGTCAATTGCTTGTATATCTTGTAGTATATGGATTTATATGGGTATTAAAGATAAAGATACACCAAGAGCATTAATGGAAGCTATGTATTTGTTATTAGCATTGAGGGCAATATGGAATTGGCTAAGTTAAATTTTGCTTGTGTTTATTATGGCGACAAGTATAAAATAGAGTACGTTGAAAAGTTGTACAATATGGTACAACGACATACTACTTTATCACACAACTTTATATGTTTTACTGATAGTACCATTATTCAAAGAAGATTGAAAAGAACTTTACCAGGACATAAGATAATCTTTCGTCAATTTCATAGACACGACTTCAAAGGCTGGTTTAATAAGTTACAATTGTTTAGTCCAGAAGCTGAATTGATAGGTAATACATTGTATATGGATTTAGATGTAGTAATTACACACAATATAGATTGCTTTTATACCATAGGCGAAGACCACAACTTTGTAGGTATGAATGATTTTAATCCTAAAAGTGGTCAATTTAATTCAAGTATTATGAAGTTTAACAACAACACTGCTAGTAAATTGATATGGGAAGAATATATGAAAAGACGTGGCGACTTTAAAAAACATCACGGAGATCAAAACATTATTACAGATTTAATAAAAAAACACAAAGATACTATTTCATTTCCAGATGAATGGACACAATCTTACAAATGGTACGATAGATCAGGTACCAGATACCATAGAGATAAATGGACATTTGAACAACACCCTACAGCAAAGGTTTGTGTCTTTCACGGAAGTCCGAATCCACATGATTCGGAACAAGAATGGGTCAAAAACAACTGGAAATAGTAGAACAAAGTAAGAACACCGTATTTGACAGACTGTCGCACCTTAAAAAGTATTGAAAAACAAGGCTTTTTTAATTAAAAAAAGTTAAAATAATGCTTGATTTATAGGATTAATTCCTATAGTATAAAGACATGATAACAAAACAAGGCACATTACACTTAGTTTATGCTAGAGAGTATAACGATAGTGAAGAAAGATACGATCCTTATTTCTTTACTTATTACACAATTTTTAGAAACGTACCATTATCACAACTTAACAGATTAAATTCTGAATCTCTAAAAGAGAAAGTAAAAGCTTATTGTGATAGTAATTTCAAAGAAACTGCTAGTAACTTTACTGGTGTTTCTAAAGTAGAAATGATTTCAGGTGACGAATACTATAGAACTTACGGCGATGTATATGATCTTGCTGGTTATAGTGATGATGGTCATTTATTTAATGATTACGGTCAATTATATAATAGACAATTTTTTAAATATGATTTTGATAAAGAATTAACACAACAAGTAATTAAGGAGAACACTGTAAGATGATATATTTTGATAGTGAAATTAATAATCCTATACAAGAAGCAATTAATATTATATCTAAAGAACAATATAAGTCTTCTTATATGACTTATTTAACAAAATTTCAAAATAAAAAAGAAGTTTTAAATAAATTAAGACACCGTTATATGATAATTCTAACCGAAAGATTTGTAAAAGGTAATACCTTAAAAAAATGTGGTAAAATTTTAGATATTAGTACAGAAAATGTTAGACGAATTGAATCAAAATTAAAAAGAATATTACAAAAAAGAATGAAAGGACAATACTTATGAATATGTTAGATTATGCTAATTTTGAAAAAGAACATTACGAGCCAAGTAAGTTTAGAGATGTTTTAGTAGAAGAAGCTAAAAGTGCTTATAAAGATTATACTGAAGGCAGAATTATAGAACTTGATAAAGGTCTACAAGTTGAAACAAGACCTGAAACTGTTGCTGAATATTTTTCAGAAGCACTGAGTCAGATTGCTAAAGGTTTTGGTGGTCAGATTTTTGAAGATGTAAATTATCCTGTTATCGTAGATGACCTGATGTTATACGTAGATGAGAATAATATTGCTCTTAAAAACAAAACATTACATTAAGGAGTTATATGAAATATAATGAAGACAAAATAATACAAGAAATATCCGACTACATTACAAGTACGTATGGTGAACACTATAGTACCACAAAAGATGGATTTCAAGTACAAGATATGTTAAGACAATTAGGTATTGATAAAGATTTTTGTCAAGCCAATGCCATCAAATACTTATGTAGATACGGCAAAAAGAATGGTAAGAATAGAAAAGACTTATTAAAAGCTATTCACTATATTATATTGTTAATGAGTAGTGAGGGCGAAACTAAATTAAACTAATAACAAAAGGACTATAATATGAAAATAGATACAAACATTTATCCTATGAAAGAAGATATAGGTAAAAACTTATACAGAAAAAAAACTTTTTATAAACTTGTTGTTGAACAAGATGTGTTGGCGACAGACAAAGACGAAGCTGATAAGTTATTGAGTGAATGTGGTATAGATTATTCACAAATTAATAATTCACTTGCTGAAACAAAAAATGGTGTCGAAACTTATATGGTAGATGCTGATTATAGAGATAGTGGTGATACCGAGTATATGGGTAAAGTTATAATTGAAGAAGATGAAGATGAGCCTACCTATGATGAAGTAATAATTGATCCGTATTCTAAAGAAGTTATTAAAACACCATACACATCTGGTGAAGGAATTTAAAAAAAGGAGTATTATTATGATAGAAACAATAGCAACAATAGATATATTAGACTTGGCACTTGACCAAATAGATGAAGGTAAAATAGATAGTGCTAAAGATACTTTAATTACCTATAGAGATAAACTTCAAAAGGAAGTTGATGAATTTGATAAGTGGGCAGAAACTCAATCAAATATTCATACACAACTAGAACTAGAAAATACACTTGAAAAATAGACATACAAACACACGTGGACGTACCGAATCATCAATCCTCGGTCATCCTCGGAAGAAAAAAATGACAAAAAACGTTGATTTTACTACATTATTTAAATGCTTGACAATTTCAATGTTTTCCTGTAT